ATAAAAAAAAGCGGTAAAGCTAAAAAAATGATGGGTGGTGGTATGTATGCTAAAGGTGGTGGTATCGAGTCTAAAGGTAAAACTAAAGGTACGATGATTAAAATGACTAAGGGCGGAAAGGCTTGTTAACATGAAAAAGATGCGTAAATTTCAAACAGGTGGTGTTTCTAATCCAAGTTTTAGAGAAGAAAACCAAAAAGAAATTGAAAATAAAAGAATAGAACGTGAGGGAAAAGCACAGGCTAAAAAAGAAGCTATGGCTCAAAAAGTTTACAAAAGCGCTGTTGCGGATTATGAGCGTGAATTAAAGGTAGATCCTCAAGATACCAATCCAATTGGTTATAAAATGCGTAAATTTGAAGACACAGTCGGAGATAAATTACGCTCTGTAGGTAAAAATGTTTTTGGAACTAATAAAATGACTAGCATGGATGACGAAGCACAAATGCAAGCTCGCAAAGATGTTAAAGGATATAAAAAAGGTGGCATGGCTCATTCGGATATTAAAAAAGATATGCCAATGATGAAAAAAGTGGCTGCTAAAGCCGTTAAAGGTCATGAAAAGAAAATGCATGGCATGGCTAAGGGTGGCGTAACCCGTGCTGATGGCTGTGTATCTAAGGGTCATACCAAAGGCAAGATGGTTACTATGAAGTCTGGCGGAGCTTGCTAAGATGAAAAAGAAAATGCGCAAGTTTTCTGAGGGTGGTTTTACCCCTGAGCAAGACAAATGGCTAGGTGGCGCTGATCGTACAGATCCGTATATCTTGGCTCGTATGCGCTCGGCTCATCCTAATGCGCCAGCCTCAACTAAAGAAACGTCTGACGATAACGATCCATACGGAGCAACCAAAAAAGAAACCTCCAATGATTTAGACCCGTTTAACGCAGCCAGCAAAACTTCAATTTCCAATCCTAAACCAGTTGTTTCTACCCCTAAACCTGTTACCACTCCTGCGGCACCTAAAGTAGATATGGATGCAGAAAGAAAGCGCATGGAAGAGTTGACTCAAAAGCAAGGTTTAATAAAAGTACATCCAGAAGATTACTTTAATCCAGCTGGTGCTCTTAAGGCTGTGCTTAGAAAAACAACTGGTATGCTTGCAAAACGTGCAGCAACTCAAAATGCTACCCGTAGAGCCGAGGAAGGGTTTAACCCATCTGAAGCTTTAGATGCTTTAAAACCTACTAGAACTGTATCCGTTAAAGGTAAAGACATTCCTGTTAAACAAGGTACGCCAAAATTCAATAAATCATCTGAAGATATGGGTGTTAAAGAAGCAACTAATAAATCTGGTAAAAAGATTCCAGTCAAAAAACAAGCAGACGATATGGTTGATGACGGTGGTTCTGGTGCGTTTAAACGTGGCGGTACAGTATCTAAAACAGATATGAAAAAAGCTGGCTTTTATGACAAGGGCAGAACTAAGTCAGAGCGTCAAAAGATTGTTAGCAAAGTTACCACTAAGCCTCAACGTGTTGCAATAGTTGAGAAAGCGTTTTCAACCAAAAATATGAAGTCTGGCGGCATGGCTTCTAGACGTGCTGATGGTTGTGCAATTCGTGGAAAGACAAGAGCATGAGACCTAGTCGTGGTATGGGTGATATAAACCCTTTTAAGATGCCTGGCAAGAAAACAATCAAGCGCAAAGATAATCCAGAAGACGTGGAAATGTACGCTGGTGGTGGACTTTATGCTAATATCGCTGCGAAGAAAAAACGTATCGCTGCGGGTTCAGGCGAAAAGATGAAAAGCGTAGGAGACAAAGGTGCACCTAAAAAAAGCGATTTTGCTAATGCAGCTAAGACTGCATCGTATTCTAAAGGCGGTGCAACTAAGTCAAAAGTAAATGAGGCAGGTAACTATACCAAGCCTGAGTTGCGTAAAAGAATCTTTAATAGTGTTAAAGCTGCTGCGGTACAGGGTACTGGCGCAGGACAATGGTCAGCTCGTAAAGCACAATTAATGGCTAAAAAATATAAAGCGGCTGGTGGGGGCTATAAGTGAAATGGTCAGACAAACGCAAAAAGTCGATCAACTGCGACAGCCCAAAGGGGTTCTCGGAGAAAGCCCATTGCGCCAGCAAGAAGAAAAAACTTGCTGGTGGTGGTTTAGCCGCATCGCAGCAATCTTTAAAAGCTTGGGGAGACCAGAAGTGGACAACCAAGTCGGGGAAAAAGTCGTCCGAAACAGGCGAGAGATACCTGCCAAAAAAAGCAATCGAGTCATTAAGCCCGCAAGAGTACGCAGCAACGACAAAAGCAAAGCGGGCGGGGAAAGCAGCGGGAAAACAGTTTGTCCCGCAGCCAGCAAAAGTAAAAGCAAAAGTAAAACAGTTTAGGAAGATATGAGCACATCTGGTTCAACTACCTTTAATTTAGACCTTAATAACCTTATTGAAGAGGCTTTTGAGCGTTGTGGTATAGAGTTGCGTACTGGTTACGATATGCGTACTGCACGTAGGTCTTTAAATCTATTGACTGTAGAGTGGGCTAATCGTGGTATTAATCTATGGACTATTGAACAAGGTCAGATTCTTTTAACTACAGGACAAGGTTTATACCCAATGCCTGTGGATACCATCGACATCTTAGATGCTGTTATTCGTCAAAATAATGGTGTGCAAAGTAATCAGACTGATATTAATATTACTCGTATTTCAGAGTCTACTTGGGCAACAATCCCCAATAAATTGGCAGAAGGTCGTCCTATTCAGATGTGGTTTAACCGCCAGTCTGGTCAGACTAATACGTCTTTAGCAACCCTAGCCAGTACAATTACTTCAACAGCTACAACTATTCCAGTTTCTAACGCTAGTTACCTACCAACTACAGGTTTTATTAAGATTGACAACGAAACCATTAGTTACTCCAATGTAACGGATAACAATCTAATTAATGTAAACCGTGGGCAGAACGGCACGACTGCTGCGGCACACACTTCTGCTGCGGCTATTACAGTTCAAAACTTACCTGCTGTTAATCTCTGGTTAACACCAGACGCAGGTGGTGGTCCGTATACTTTTGTCTATTGGAGACTACGTAGAGTTCAAGACGCTGGCACTAATGGCACGGTAGAACCAGATATTCCTTTCCGTCTATTGCCTTGTATGGTGGCGGGATTAGCGTTTTATTTGTCGCAGAAGTTACCAGATGCGTTACCAAGAATGCAATTTTTAAAAAGTGAATACGAAGAACAATGGTTGATGGCTTCTACAGAGGACAGAGAGAAAGCTGCTTCTAGGTTCGTTCCTAGGGCGACCTTCTATGCCTAATAAATATAGTAGTGGCAAGCATTCAATTGCCGAATGTGACCGATGTGGACAGAGATTTAAGTTAAAAGAGCTTAGAAAACTAACAATTAAGACCACGCAAGTAAACATTAAAGTGTGTCCTGAATGTTGGGAGCCAGATCAGCCACAGTTACAGTTAGGAATGTATCCAGTAGATGACCCACAAGCTGTACGGGAACCACGACCAGATGTCAGTTATACAGTATCAGGTGGTAGCGGTTTACAGATTAACGGAACAAACGATACAACCGAAGATGGAGTAGGGTATCCAAGTGGTGGTAGTAGAATATTTCAGTGGGGCTGGAATCCTGTAGGAGGGTCTACTAATGATGGACTTACTCCAAACAATCTGGCACCAGAGGGTCAAGTAGGTAGCGTAACAGTAACAACAACTTAGGAGTATAAAATGTTTAAACATGATGCAGATGGCGTAGCCAAAAAGGGCAAAACTGAAGGTAAAAACTTAGGTAATAGTGGACCAACAGTTGCTGCAATAAAGGGCAAAACCAAGAAAATGGGCGTTAGCTCTATGGATATGAAGAAAATGGGTCGTAACCTAGCTCGTGTAGCAAACCAGAAAAAAGCTGGCAGAGGCAGATAATGGCTAAATTCTCTAAAAAAGTTATGGGTAAAGAAATTGGCGATGCCAAGGTCTATGCCGAGCCACACACTATGGATGGTAAACCAATGAAATCAAGCACAGCAAAATTAGTTGATCCAAATACACTGTCTGCTAATAGCACAGTGCCACAAGGTCCAGCAAAACGTGTTAGCGCTGGTAACCCAGCGGCTGACAACATCAAAACTAATGGTATGAAGCAACGTGGTTCTGGCGCAGCTACTAAAGGTTTTACCTCTAGAGGACCAATGGCGTAATGAATTATACGCAATTAACCGCTGCAATTAAAGGCTTTGCTGAGAATGATTTCCCAGCAACTGTAGGCTCGTTTACGTCTGCTGAGCAGATTGCTAGATTTGTACAGCTTGCAGAACAAAGCATCTTTAATACAGTGCAAATGCCAGCGTTCCGTAAGAACGTTACAGGCTCTATGACATCTGGCAATAAATATCTTCAGACACCGTCTGATTGGTTAGCCACATTTAGCCTTGCAGTAATTAACACATCTAATGAATACCACTACCTTTTAAACAAAGATGTGAACTTTATTCGTGAGTCTTACCCAGATACTGATGCTGCTTTTTATGCAAAACCAGAGTATTACGCTGTTTTTGACAATAATTCGTTCATCCTTGGACCTACTCCAAACGCTAATTACGCTACAGAATTGCACTATTTCTACTATCCGCAATCAATTGTTACGGCTGGCACAAGCTGGCTTGGAGATAACTTTGATTCTGCGTTGCTATATGGTGCGCTGTTAGAGGCGGCTAACTTTATGAAGTCCGATGCCGATGTTGTTAATGTATACAAAGAGCGTTATGGCAGAGCTATGGCAGAACTCAAACAGTTGGGTGACGCTAAAGACCGCCAAGACTCTTATCGTAGCGGTCAAGTGAGGTATCCAGTAAAATGATTAGCGTACAAGGTTTAGGCGAATCTAGTGGAATCCAAGTCTTTACTAAAGACCACGGGGGCTTTACTCCAGAAGAGGTAGCTGAACGGGCATTAGATAAAATCATTCAAGTAGGAGACCAATCCCATCCTTTGGTTCGTGAACAGGCAAATGCTTTTCGCAATCATATTCGTGGTGTGTTGGTTTTTTACATGAATGAGGCAGTAAAATTTGATCGTGTAACACTAGCCCACAAGCTAAGGGAAGCTGGTCATCCTGAATTAATTAAACTTTTAGACGAATAGGAGTCCAAAATGGCTTTTACAGGTAACTTTATGTGTACCAGCTTTAAACAGCAGATTCTGCAAGCTGCGCACGATTTTACATTATCAACTGGCGATACTTTCAAGTTAGCTATGTATGACAACTCAGCATCATTTACTGCTGCTACGACTGCATATACAGCGACTAACGAAGTAACGGCTTCTGGTACATACTCTGCTGGCGGTGGTACGCTGACTAATGTAACTCCGACAACTTCAAGCACTACAGCGTTTACAGACTTTGCTGACTTGTCATTTACATCAGCAACTATCACAGCTTACGGTGCATTAATTTATAACACCACTCCAACTTCTGGTTTGGGTTTAACTAATCCTACCGTTTGTGTACTCGACTTTGGCGGTGCTAAGACATCTACCGCTGGTACGTTTACAATTGTGTTCCCAACGGCAGATGCAAGTAACGCTATTATCCGCATAGCATAAGAGACTAAAAATGGCTCTTGTTGTTAAAGATAGAGTAAAAGAAACCACTACCACTACTGGTACGGGGACGATTACTTTAGCAGGTGCTAGTACAGGCTTCCAATCCTTTTCTGTAATTGGAGACGGCAATACAACCTATTACACTATTGCAGGACAGACTGTCGCTGAGTGGGAAGTAGGTATTGGAACTTATACAAGCTCTGGCACAACTTTAGCTAGAAACACCGTTTTAGCATCATCTAATTCAGGTTCATTGGTTAATTTTTCCGCTGGAACTAAAGATGTCTTTGTAACCTACCCCGCTGAGAAAGCAGTTTATGGCGATGAAACGGATACAGCTTTTGAAGCCCAGTTTGCTGCATCTAACGGTTTAATAATGAATAACATGACTGTAGGGACTACATTCTCTATTCCGTCTGGATATTCTGCTAGTGCGGTAGGACCTGTCACACTTTCAGGCGGAGTAACGATAACTGTGCCTTCGGGCAGCCGTTGGGTAATCCTATGAGTATTGTTCTTAATTCTACAGGTGGTGGTTCAGTCACTATCAACGAGCCTACTACAGCTAGTAACTTTACACAGACACTTCCTGCAATTACTGGAAATATTGCCGTATCTTCATCGAGCTTTGGATTAATACCTGCCGAACTAATTTACCGTTTAAATACTGCTTATGTAGGTACTGCAACAACATCAGCCCAATCATTTTTTGGAGTGGGTGTAACTTTAAGTGGTTCTACTATTTATGAATTTGAAGCAGTAATAGCAATATCAAAAACAGCTACAGCATCTTCACATAACTTGCAATTAGGCTTTGGTGGGACAGCTACATTAAACAATATTGCTTATGAATATTATCAAACCCAATCAAGTATTACTTCGTTTAACGACACAACCAATGGAGCCATATATGGTGGATTTTTACAAACTGCAAGCGCAACTACAATAGCCGCAGCATCTTCAGCAGCAGTTTTTAAATTAATTTTAATTAAAGGTACTGTTTCTGTTAATGCTAGTGGGACATTTATTCCTCAATACACAACAAGTGTATCAGTTGGACCATATACAACTGCCATCGGAAGCTACTTTAAATTATCCCCATTAGGGGCATCAGGGGCTAATACAAGTATAGGAACATGGGCATAATGGCATCTACAATAAACGCAACTCCTACTTCTAGCGGTCTTATATCAAGTGCTGATAACTCAGGGATATTAGAGTTACAAACTGGTGGCACTACTAAATTTACAGTAGCTTCTACTGGTGCTTATGGTCAATTAGTAAGTGGAACTGCCGTTGCATCTACAAGTGGAACAAGCATTGACTTTACTAGCATACCTTCTTGGGTTAAGCGTATTACTGTAATGTTTAATGGTGTTTCCACTAATGGCACAAGCAATATTCAAATACAAATTGGTTCAGGTTCTGTAACTACTACTGGTTATTCAAGTCAAGCAAGCGGTAGTGCTTCCTTTTCAGGAGTTATAACATCAGGGTTTGTTTTAACGGCAAGCCAAGTAGCAACTTATGTTTATTCAGGAAAAATATCTTTAAATTTAATTGATTCAAATACTTGGATTGAAGATGGGTATTTAGCATTTACTTCAGTATCAAGTTATGGATGGGATTCAGCAGGTAATAGTTCTGCGTTATCAGGTGCTTTAGACCGTGTTCGCATAACAACTGTTGGTGGAACAAACACTTTTGATGCTGGTTCAATCAATATTCAATACGAAGGATAAATCATGACACACAGAATCGTAGTAGATTTAGCAACTGGCACAACTACTCAAGTTGAATACACAGCAGAAGAACAAGCTATTTATGATGCCGCAGTAGCCGCACAAGAAGCTGAAGCATTAGCCGCACCTGCTGAAGTAACAGTTACTTAAGAGGCTTAATTATGGCAATTACAATAAGTGGAGATTCACCAAATCTAACATCGGCTGGATTAGCAAGTCCTGTATTTAGTGGAACTCCAACAGGTACAGGTGTTTTGACTAATGGAACTGCGGTAGCATCTACAAGTGGTACAAGCATTGATTTCACTAGCATACCTAGCTGGGTTAAGCGTGTGACTGTAATGTTTGATGGCGTAAGCACAAACGGAACAAGCCCACCTCAAGTACAAATTGGTTCAGGTTCTGTAACTACTACTGGTTATTTGAGTAGTGCGTCTTTTTTAGCTTCAGGCGGTACATCAGGTGTATCAACTTCCACAACAGGTTTTGTAATAGCTGGTATTTCTGCCACAAATGCACGAACTGGACACATGGTTTTGACAAATATTACAGGCAATGCTTGGGTGTCCTCAACTATTGGTGGGTTTACTGATGCTACTGCAACACTTATGGGTGGTGGTAATTTAACGCTATCAGGAACTTTAGACAGAATTCGCATAACAACTGTTGGCGGCACAAATACTTTTGATGCTGGTTCAATTAACATAATGTACGAGTAAAAAATGACTATTCCACGCAATCTATTAGAATCTGTATCAAGTGGAGTGATAATGACGGTGCCTTCGGGCATCCGTTAAGTGGTGCTTTAAATGTTTGGCTTTTCTCCGTTTTCGGCTGCGCCCTTTTCGGACTTAGGTTCTACTGATATTTCTACTAATGTAGAGGTTGTATTAGGTGGTTGGGGTTATGGTGGTTGGGGTTTAAGCTCTTGGGGTCAAGGCAGTGCTGGTGTAACAGGTACAACACAGATTGGCTCAGTAACAGTACCGTCAAACACTAGCTTTAATGTAACTGGTGTTAGCGGGACAGGAAATGTAGGTGCAGTAACTGCTGAGGCTGGTAGTTCGGTACCTGTAACAGGTTTAAGTGCAACGGGATTTGTAAATTCCGTCACTACAACGGGTGATGCAACGGTCAGTTTGACTGGGGTAACTAGTACTGCAAGTGTAGGATCTGTCACCGTAGCAACAATAACCGCTGTCAGTGTTACAGGGGTTAGCGCCACAGGAAGTATTGGAAGTCCGTCTGTAACAGGTACTGCAATATTTACCATTACAGGCGTTGCGGGAACAGTAGCAGTAGGTTCAATAAGCGTAGAAGCGGCTGCAAATGCCCCTGTTTCTGGACTAAGTGCTACAGGAAGCGTAGGAAGCGTAACCGTACAAGAAGGTACTGGCGTTTCTGTAACGGGCGTTTCTGCTACAGGATTTGTAGGAAGTGTAACCAATACAGGTAGTGCTTCCGTAGATGTAACTGGAGTTGCTGGTACTGGATTTATCGGTCAAATATCAGCAAGTACAGAGCAAAATGTTAGTGTTACTGGTTTCTTGTTAACAGGCAGCATTGGAACAATTAGCGTAGTAGCTGGAGCAGATGTAGGGGTAACGGGTGTTAGCGCAACAGGTCAGATTGGTACAGTCTTAATTTGGAGCCAAATTGATGATAACCAAACGGCAAATTGGGCTGACATAAATGACTCGCAAACACCCGTCTGGAGTGATATTATTGACACACAAAGCCCTAATTGGGTAGATATAGCAGCATAAAGGATAAAATATGGCATCGACCTATTCACCACTAAAAATTGAATTAATAGGTACTGGAGACCAATCTGGTACTTGGGGTTCCACGACTAACACTAATTTGGGAACAGCCCTAGAAGAAGCCATTACAGGCTCTGCGGATGTCACCTTTGCCAGTGCTACAGTTACCCTTACTCTAACGGATACAAACGCTACTCAAACAGCCCGTAATCTGCGTTTAAACCTAACAGGTACATCTGGCGGGGCGCAGAACTTAATCGTTCCAGCCATTGAAAAGCTCTACTTAATTAATAACGGATGCGCTGACGCCATTACAGTTAAGAACTCATCTGGTACTGGAATTGCCGTTCCTGCTGGTAAGTCTATGTTTGTTTTCAATAACGGTACAAACGTTGTCGATGCAACAACTTATCTAAGCTCTCTAACATTAGGTACAGACTTAGCCGTAGCCGATGGTGGTACTGGCGCTTCTACTTTCTCTTCTGGTGCTTTGTTAAAAGGCGCAGGAACAAGCCCAATTACTACGGCTACCGTTGGTACAGACTATGTAGCGCCTGGCACAGCCACAACCTTTACAGCCCTACAGACTTTTGCTGGTACTTCATCTAATGCTGACTTAAAGACTTCGAATATCCTTGAGGCTGCCACTATTTCTGCAATTGCTGCAACAGGCACAATTAACTACGATGTAACTACTCAGTCAGTCCTGTACTACACATCTAATGCGTCAGCAAACTGGACAGTAAACTTCCGTGGGTCAAGCGGTACATCTCTAAATACCATCATGGCTACAGGCGAGTCTTTGTCTGTTACCTTCTTGGTTACTCAAGGCTCTACAGCCTATTACAACTCCGCAGTCCAAGTAGATGGCTCTTCCGTAACTCCTAAATATCAAGGCGGAACAGCCCCTACTAGTGGAAACGCAAGCTCAATAGACAGTTACACCTACGTTTTGATTAAAACAGGAAGTGCAGCATTCACAGTCCTTGCTGCCCAAACAAAATTCGCTTAAAGGTTTATAGATGCCACGTTTATCTAAAATTGGTGCAGCAGCCCTAGCAGCCTTTGGTTGGACTACAGGCGCAGCAGCCGTTTCTGCAAGTTACCTTCAAGTAGCTGGTGGAGGTGGAGGCGGTACTTTAGGCGGTGGAGGCGGAGGTGCTGGTGGATTATTAAGCGGTACAGTATCACTTAACCCAACGCTTTCATATACCGTCATTATAGGTGCTGGTGGTACTGGGTCAATTTCTAACGCTGCTAACGGAACGAATGGTTCAAATTCGCAATTTGACATATTAACCGCATCTGTTGGTGGTGGTTATGGAGCATCAAATATTGCTGGTACTGGTGGTAATGGCGCAAATGGTGGTTCAGGTGGTGGCGGCAATGGCGGTAATGGCGCACATACTGGCGGAACTGCTACAAGTGGGCAAGGAAATAATGGTGGCGGTACTACAGGTGATAATGCGCCATACATAGGCTCTGGCGGTGGCGGTGCTGGTGCTGTTGGTAATAATGGAGGAAACGAAGGAAACGGAAATGGCGGTGCTGGAACAGCATCATCTATAACTGGTTCTTCTGTTACCTATGCAGGCGGTGGTGGTGGTGGCGCTGGTGGATTGCCAACCGCAACGGGAACTCCAGGAACAGGTGGTTCAGGCGGTGGTGGTAATGGCTCATCAACCAATGGAAATCCTGGCACTGCTAATACTGGTGGCGGTGGCGGTGGTGGTTGGACAAGCGGAGGTGGATATGTTGGCGGTAAAGGTGGC